TCCTCCGTGTTCATTAGTAATTGATACTTAATCACCTCTAAAACCCCCACCACCGAGGCTAGAGGTAGTGCCTCGTCAAACTTCTCCACAGCCCCCACAATCTCCTGATACAGGGCTTCTATCATCACCTGCTGGCTCAACCCCGCATCTCCTGTGCCAAAGTCTTAAATCCCCAATCCTCTGCCATCCTCGCGCACCGCAACATCTCCTCCTCGCGCACGATTTCCGCAAACCTCTGTAACTGGGTTCTAGAGTCCTCGTGGAAGTTGAACAATATTTCCCCCTCCTTCAAGAACAATCCAGCCTCTACCGCTAGGTCATCAATCGTCACACTCGGCCTCCACTTCTGATAAGAACACCTGAATCTTGTCTAGCATCTCGTCTATTTCCTTTTGCTCTGGCTCGAACCGCACAATAAAGAGCATCTTGCTCACGGGCAGTCGGGAGTCGAAACTTACAAAGTCGCACCACTTCCTACCCGTACAGGCTAGTTGGAGCATCATCTGGTTCTTATACTTTGCCGGAACCTTGCCAGCCTTCCTGTATTGCAGGTGCGTAGCCGAATTTGGATTTTTTATTTCCACGAGCCCTTCCTGCCCCACATAACCGTCAGGAGAGGCTCCTAGCCATTGTATTGTCGGGTGGGGTACGAAGCCTACTTGGTCTACGAAAACGCCTGTGTGAGCCTCGTATGCGGCTCTGGCGATGGGTTCCTGCTCGGTTCCTCGAATCATAGCCGCGTTGGGCGCAAAACCCGCCTGTGGGGTCTTGGTAAGTCTTTCGGCTACGAGCTGCCAAAGGTAGTTTTTCCTAGTCTCGGTATCCTTGCCCGCTAAAGCGTCGCTAACCCTGCTGGCTGTTACAAACCCCAGCCTCGCTTCCAGCCATTCCTGTGAACCTTGGACTATTTCTTTGTAATCGGTCATTGAGCCTCCTCTTGGCTATGTGTAGTTCTGCCTCTAACTTATCCGTACTCATCCGTAATCTCTGGGCTACATTGTGGCTCAAGTTATACGGGTACTGGATATACCTTGCCTTCAACACCCTGCGGGATACATCAGGTAATTCCCTTACCGCGTCCTCTACTGCTTGCCCGTCAATCATGTCGGGTTCTATTCTCGGTTCTTCGCCCTCAAAGACATCCTCGGACTCGTAGTTACCCTCTGCGCTCGCGCATTGGGTACGGTGTTCTGGGCCAACATGACCCCAAGCACAATAAAACGCCCAGTTCTTTAATCTGTCTTCCGAAACCATAAGTCGTATAACTCCGGTCTGTTGGCTTTAATCCAAGGTTGGGCAGATTGTATAAGTTCTTTGGCATTAAATCCACAGGTTTGAGAACCGACGTGGTGGACGTAAGCCCTGCTAATAGCGTGCTGAAAGCCCTTCTTCTGTATGTCCAAGCATTGCACATCGTCCGAGTACCAGTTGATAGGCGGGAAGTCCACCCATGCGTCCTTGTGAATGTAACTACAAATTGGGGCTATAACATCGGTAATGTTAATAAGATTCTCGGTCTCGTACCTAAACCACTCCATTTTTCCCTGCCCAAGCCGAATGTTCTGCAAACCTCGTGCATAATCAGACCTAGCGGATACCCATCCGAGGGGGATGCTTTTGTCTCGCAAAAACGTAACGTCCTCGCCAATCAGCTTCCAGGTGGTGGGGTTGAACACAATATCGTCGTTACAGACCACCACTTCGTCGAACTCCTCGAACGCCCGTTTGACCACGGCGTTGTAAGCGTCCCCAAAGTTATCTGCGTCATTGGGCAGGTTTATCGTCCTGTGGCGGGGGAGAATAATCTCGCTACCCGCTAGGAACACGGTTACGTCCTGCGGAACGTAGAAGGTTATGGAGGCCGCTAGGACGGGTAGGCAATCCCCTTTAGTTGTTGCTATCGCTATTGCTTTCATTTATTCCCCAACGGTAAAGTTTTGCCCAAAAGACTGTATACATCCTCTAATAATTCCTGTTCGGTAAATTTGTAATGTTTGGGGAATCCTTTGGTTCCGAGTCCGTGAACTCCAGTTTTACCTCTGTGGTGTTCTGGGCATAATGGTATTGCAAGGTAGTGCGAAGACCTGCCCCACCCTTGACCGGCCCGAAGATGATGAATTTCAGACGGGCTATCAGCGTACCCAATTCTTCGGCAGACCATGCATCCGAGGGCTGCAACTTTAGACAAATGGTTTTTTTCATCCTTTGTCACCTAAACCTCTCGTATTCTCGCTGAACTTAACGTCATGTTCCAAAGACCATTTCACAACTTTTTCCAAATACTCAGAGAATAAGGCTTGGTTTAACTCGCTCGTACTAGGCTCTAGCATCTTTATGCTTCCGTCTGGCAACTCAATCATCCGTTCAGGCAGAAACAAAGCCCGTAGGTACTCGTGCCAGATACTTGGCTCATAAGCCTTACCAACAACCATCTGCTCGGATATATCTCCCAATACCGCCCAGTAGTACCTGTTGCTATCTAAACTGCGTTTAGCAGGACGGACTTCTAGCACATAGCCATCAGGCGCGTTATCCACTATCTGCTTGGCTACGTCTCTGTTGTGTGGGGAGAGAATCACGCAGACTTGAGCGCGGCTCTCATTACCGCAACTTTGAAGTGTGGGAACGACTCGAACTGGCTAGGGTCTAATCCTAACTCCTTACCCTTGAGTTCTATTCCGGTAGCGGTTTCGTGCCAAGGCTTCTCGTTAACTACGTTTGGCAGGGAAACTTCTAGTTCATCTTCCCAACGCTCACCGCGAAGCCAGGTGGCTGGGTAGGGAATAAAAGCCCCGCCAGACTTCATCCAACTCTCGGTCTTGCAGTTAGCGGTTATGGCAGTTAACAAATTTGTTAATTCAGGCCGTATATCTTTTGTCTGCGCCCACGCCTTCCTAGCGTCTGCCTTGGCTACTTTCTTAGGGTAAGCAGCCCAAAACTTATCAAAGTCATCCATGTTTACCACCTCCTCGTGGCGTATTGTAATCGGTTATGTAACATTCTATCCTAGGTACTTACACCTATAAATATCTACCGCCTCGCGCAGGGTAATTTCTGGGATTTCTGTTAGCCAACTGCAATTCTCGCGGACTTGTGTAACCGTGGTCAACCCCATGTCTATATCCCCAGACGACTCATGCGAGGTCAGGAGAATCAGGCAATGTTTATGCGGGGGGTCGTTTATGGCATCGCAGACCCGTTCTAGGGCTAGAAGCTGTCCGCGAGGGATGGGCGAGTTTTTGTACTTAGTCTCGACAATGATAAACAAGCGGTTAGAAAACTCTAGCAGGGCATCTACATCTGTCGGGGATATTGCACCCCATCTCAACCCTGAGAAGTCCTTTAGCTGACTACCGTGTGTCTTGTTGCGCCACAACATTATTTATCCTCCAGTCAGTCATGTCCCAATTGCCCTTACCGTGATTACATTCATGACACAAAATTTGTAAATTATCTATATCCAAAGCAAGTTCTGGGAATATCTTTCTAGGCTTTATGTGGTCAACATTCATAACTGCGCCGCCTGCTGGGGTAGCACCACAACACATACATTTAGCGCCGTATTTTTTTAGTGCTTGCATACGCAACCTGCGCCACTCAAAAGTTTGCAAAAAATCGTTTGTAATAACTTTTTTTGGTGGCCCTTTTTGTTTTTTAACTTGTGGTTCTTTTTTAGGTTGCCATCCGTACTGCAAGCATAACTTTGCATCTTTTATTTCTCGCAGTTTTTTTCTAGCGGCTTCTTTGCTTGTCGCGCCCGCAACGAAAGCGTCTCTCTGGTCTAAACTTATTTGTTTGCCAATAATTTGTTTTAGCCATCCTTTAGGAGGTGGGTACGGATAACCTAAAGCATGAATTTGAGCAGCAATATAGCCGCCCTTTCTTGTATTGTTTTTTGACAACCACTCTTTAGTTACTGTAAACATACTTATACCTATAAGATACTAGTAAGTAACACTATCCGATGGGTTCAGGCAATGCCCCGCTAAACCCCGCCCGTTATGGTGAGGTTCAGCGTCACACTATCCGATTGGGACTAGTTCAACGCCCAGAATTCGCTGCTTCCTTCACCTCGGTCAACTCTGGTAGACCGCTGCGCTATGGTGAACTTACCCCGTTCGGTAACGCAGATTCTCTCGTTAGCCCCACCCAACGTATCAAGCCAAAGATAGCGGGCTAACCAGTCAGCGCCAAAAAAAAACCCCAAGAACTTAGCGGGTGTGACCCTGGCATGGGCAACTTCGGAATCAGGCGAGATAACCCAATTTTTGAAATTACGCACACCCGCTAAATACTCGGGGTTTGCATCTCATTCCGGTGTTGCCGCACCGACACCGCTAGGATACCACGGATTTAGTTAAGTTCAACTAATTTTATTGTCCAGCCCGCCTTTAATTTGCCCCACCCGTGGACATGGACTTTCCACCCAGACCGAACCAGCTCTGGGAAATACTCGTTTTCCTCGATTTTCTTGACCCTAGCCGAGACATTCCCCCTACTGGTGGTCTGCACCCCTATGGTCTCCCCGTTGCCCACCGCCAGGATGTCTATACAGTTCCACAGGTCTATCCGCTTGCGGGAGTAGGGACACCACCTCTCCACAATCCAGCACCGGTAGCCTTGGTCGCGGAGGTACTTGAGGCTTCTTTGGGTAGGGGACATTCTTACATTCTACTGTATAACCATACATTAGGGTTAGTCCCTAGTAGATTTCTTATATAACCCATAAAAGTGGTGTAAGATTCTGTTCATGGCAATAACGCCATGGCTTGAAGGAGAGAATAAATGACAATCGAACAGGCACAAAAAGTTTTGCAGGAATTACTAGCAAAAGGCGTCCCGTCGCACGAGGCTTTGCAGTATGCAGCAAACAAAGCAACTTCAAAGCGGCTGTCGTATTGGGATGCAAAGCAAATGTTATCGTTCTTACAATTTGGAATTTAACTAACGGGGCTTCGGCCCCATCTTTGAGGAGAGAAAAATGTTATACGACGAAGATTGGTACTACACACCCCCAGAGTTCGAGTCCGAGGAGGACGAGGAGGAGGATTCGTATTGGGAAGAACGCGCATGGGAGGCAAGCCAATATGACTGATGCCCAAGCCCACCAGCAAGAGATGGAGCAACAAGAGCAAGAGGACTCGGTCTGGGAGAGAGCAAGACTGATGGCTAAGAACCACGGCAAGATGATTGGGTGCGCTCAGGCCATACGAGACTCTAGCGGTGACGAGGACTATGTAAGAATTGCAGTAAAATACTTACTAGAGGCGCTG